CCTAAAATAGGACCATATGCTATGGCTACACAGATAGGAGCCAACGCTGCTGGTTCTATGGCCAAATTATTCGGCATGAGTCGGCCGAATATTGTTTCGAACATCATACAGACAAAACCGTTGCCCGCTGGGAATTTAGCGAATACGGATGCGCATGATGGTGCTATGAAATTGACTTTGGACAGTAAAGCTGAGGTCACTGTTGATTCTAGAGTGACTGGTTTAGATGGCACAGACCAGATGGATATAGTGCAATATTGCTGTCGAGAATCTTACCTTACACAATTTTCGTGGGATGGGACTTTGCCAGTGGATACTCTATTATGGAATACTAGGGTCACACCAATGATGTTAGATGTGGTGGCGGCATCGGGTGAAATACATATGACTCCAATAGCACACATGTCCGCGTTATTTGAACAATGGAGGGGATCATTGAAATTTCGCTTTCAGGTGGTAAAGTGTGATTTTCACAAAGGTCGTATATTAGTACGCTGGGACCCAAAGGCAGTGGGTTCCACTGTTAATTATAACACAGTATACTCCAGAGCTATAGATATTTCGGAATTAGATGATTTCGAGATTATCGTTGGCTGGGGACAGGAGAATCCTTGGAAAGAATGCGGAACTCCATCAGATTCTGGTGGTACGTTGTTCTCCACTGCATCTCGCTTGACATCCATATTTGCTACCGACAATGGTGTGTTAGACATATCAGTTCTAAACGAGCTAGTAAGTCCAGCACTCGATAAGTCGGTTGCTATAAATGTGTTTGTGTCCGCATGCGATGATTATAAGCTAGCAGGACCAACTAACGCAAAAATCGTAGATTTGCATTTGTTTAATGATACAGTGGTGCTACAGGCTCAATCGAGTATGGGCAACGATGGGACTGGTCCGGCCAATCCTAGCGTAGCAGCTGCATCAATACAAATGGCTAAACCTGGTCAGGCTAGTGATGCCACATACATGGTTTTTTATGGTGATCCCCCTACATCTATACGCGATTTGTGCAAGCGATATTGTCGCACGCGCGTATGGGCACCAGTTAATGTTACTACAAACACTGTTCGGCAAACTAAATTGATAAATAAGAACCTACCATATTTCACGGGTTACGATACACAAGGTATAGAGTTTAATGCGGCGGGAAACAGACAATTGACTTTGGGCCCTACTGCATTTCATAGTTGGTTCTTACCTTGTTATGCTGGCTACAGGGGTTCTATGCGGAAAAAGTATTTGTTTACATCCGTGTCACAAACTCCTTCAGTTACACGATTGCCATATAATGGTGCGACTAATGCAACTTATTCAACTGTATCAACGCCGGTTAGTAATTTGCGTATGGGCTCAGTGTTGTCAGCTACGGGTAATATTAATTCTGGTAATGGCACGGCATCCACCAACATAGATATAAATAATACTCTTGATGTGGATTTGCCGTTTTATTGGAACGCCAGATTTGCTAGTTCGAGAATGATAAGAGCTCAGGAGTTGCGATCAAATTCGCATGAGGTTAATACTACCACTAGTTCGACTGGTGCAACTAATGCTCAACAAGTCATGTATCAACAATATGACGCAGTCGGGGAGGACTTTAATCTCCTATTTTTTACGGGTATACCAATCTATTATCAGTATGCCCTCACAGATTCCACTTAAGTGTGGGTCTAACATATATATTTTCCTTATTCGTAAGAGTTTGGGGGAAAGTATATAAATTATTACAAACTCGATATTGCATGCGGTCTAACAAGGCTTCATGCGAAATCTACGGGGTGGCCCCGTAGTGTGGCGTTAGCGCGCCACGAGACGAATTGTACTCTTATAAGGAGTAGTTTAGGTTTTAAACCTGGGGATTCGTCTCTAGGTTAATTTTTACTAGGCTACAACTTTAAGAGACAGACGTCTCGCCTGTTTTGTTGACAGTATAGGTTTTGAGTACGAGGTACTTTCCTATCATTGCAGTGAAACATAGTTCGATGGAGTTAAAAATCCATTGGGCGAGG